GAGGTAAATACTTATAAAAGACAAATAAAGTTTCAGATAGTTAATGTGAAGTATTCAGAATAAATAGATATTTATAAATAAAAAATTATGGCAAATATATATTACTCAGGAACATCTTGCACTGATAGCTCACCAATTGAAATTATTTCGGTTGAGGGTCTGTTAACCGGAAAAACATATCAAGATTTGAATTTAAATTGTGTTTCATTAACTTATAGTGCATCTACAAGTGGAGAAACTAACACAATATTCTTATATGGTCCGTTTGACGATTGTTCCGAATGTAACTCTCCATTATCCGCAGGAACCGAATATAATGTATGTATAATAGATTGTAGTGGTGACACTGTGTCTATAATACCTCCACACCCTACTTGGACAAATGAACAAGGTAAGGCGGTTGTTCTGTTAGATGCAATCGTATTAGGCGGAATAAACGGATTAAACAACTAAACGAGATATTTTTATAAAAACAAATTAAAATGCCAAATTATATTATAAATGAATGTTTAACTAATGATGTATACATTCTTTCCGCATCAACGTTAACGGAGGGAGCCACAGTAGAGTTCGATATTAGCGAGGAAAGATTCTGTGGTACTGTTGGTTCAGAAACATCGAGCGGTGAAACTCTAAATATATCCTTTATTTCACTACGTACAGATTGTTGTGTGTGTTTGAGTGGTCTTACAGAGTCTTTAAATTTTAAATTTATACAATGTGGTACATCAGGTGAGATTTATATAGAAGCAACTAACTTTTGTGAACAATTTGGTGCCCCTACAATAGGTGTGATTTATGGAATAAAATTTGGTTCTGACGCATCATTTTGTGCTACTTTTGATAAGTTATCAGGAGTGAGTGGTACAACAAATTATTCATACTTTTCAGGAGGATTTGCAAATTGTGAAGATTGCATACCACCGATAAGTGCGGGAACCGAATATAATGTATGTATAATAGATTGTAGTGGTAATACAGTATCAATAACCCCTCCACACCCTACTTGGACAAATGAACAAGGTCACGCGGTAGTCCTTTTAGACGCAATCGCATTAGGAGGAATGAACGGATTAAACTCGTAAACAATATGAAAAAAATAATTAAACTAACCGAATCTGATTTAAACCGACTTGTTAAAAGAATCATTAACGAACAAGAATTCGATGATGAAATTGGTAAACCTGAGTTTACCGTAGAACCACATGTTAGAATGACCCCAAGAGAAAAAGATATCGAAGGGTTATTCGGGAAATATAGTGACCAAATTCCCGCAGATATCTTACGTTATATGAGAAAAAATCCTCAATTGGTTATGGACAGATTGTCCGTTATCTATGGTAAAGATTTTTTACGATACGCCGATAATGCGTATATGAAAAACAATAAGTTTGATTTTTAAATATTGGCTTTTATAATTAATATTTTTGTATATCTTTGTTAAAGATAAAAATAAACTATGAAAAAAATATTTAAAAGGTTATATGTTAAATGGGTTATTTGGACACGTTATAATGACATTAAAACCTTCGAAAAATTAACTGATAGCCAACGAATTTCTTTAGGGATTTGTCGTTCTTTAATAAATCACCCAAAATCAAAATTCCTTATAGCACCATTATCAGGTGAACGATACATTAAAAATTCTGAGTTAAATTTATTCATTGTTCTTGATGATAGACATATTAGCGTCACTAATCATGTATATCATTATGATGTCACATTATACGAAAGAGAGTGGGATAGACTAACAAAAATGTACGATAATAAAACAGAAATTATTCGTCAACAATATAAGGAAGAAATCACCTCTCAAATTAAATATTCTTTACGTACAATTTTAGATAACATTGAATCCTCAGAAAGAGTCTCTCAATACACTCTTGATGAAATTTCTTAACGGATTTACCTCAACAGGGGTTATTTCAATCCACTCATTAACAGGAACAACTGTTTTTTTGTATCCTGGCGTCTGATTAATATTATTACCATCATCATCACTTGTGGTTAAGTTAGGATGTTTCTTAAGATAGTCAGATTCTTTCTTGGCTTTACGTTCAATCTTAGAGATTTGTTTTTTAGGTAAACTCATTTTACCATCATAACTATCATACGCCAACATTGCGTCATTATACTTCGATACAGGGATGTTAAAAGGTTGTAGGTCAGTTTTACTGAACTCCTTTGTTCCAGGTTGCATTGGACCAACATATGACCCTCTACCACCACCATCACTTGTCGCTTCTTTGATGAGTTCTTGTTTTAACTTGTTTAAAATATCTATTAACATTCTGAAAATTATTACTTATACTTATAAATATCTTATACTATTAAAATGGAAGAACAAAAACTATTTGGAAAATTATTTAACACAATACCTCTATTAAGTGAGGACCATTTGGATGTATTACTACAGACAATGGATAAGGATTCCTCATTATACCTTCTAATTCAGTCAGTTAAATATGCTCATGAATCGGGTGTATATTCTTTGGGTGAATCAGAAGTAATCTCAAAATGTATTAGAACATTATCAAAAATTGAAGTACCAACTGAAGATAAGGAATAAAAAAAATCGATGATATTTTATCTTCATCGACTTTTTGGAAATTAAACCATATTAATTGATTGTATCGTAATTTAAACTCCCGCCATGGAAGATTCTCCTTTGTCTTCACCAGCAATATCACCAGCATTTGCTGTTCCTGCAACACTTCCTGGTGAAGTTTTATTTGAACTTAAAGTTGTTCCCCCAACATTTGTTCCCGCACCACCTCCTGTAGGTGTTGTTCCCGCCTTTGTTACCGAACCACCACTTAACGCCTTTTCAATTGCTGCAGCGGTTTTAGGTCCGTATTTACCATCAGGTGTTAAACCCGAACTAAATTTAGTATTTAATAAATTTTGTACGTCGACTAATGTTGCTTCAGATAACATTTTTTTAAACCCGTGCATATTAAGAATTTTACGTCTCTCACTTTCGGTTATAATTAATTTTCTCATATTATTTTTTGTTATATTTTTTAATTTATGTTGGTGGATTATTATTGACCACTACCTTGTAGTTTAACCATTAATGCGTCGATTGTTGCTTGGTCCATAGTACCTGTTTGTGAAACACCTAATGTAGATTGTATCGTTTTGGTTTTAGGTTGTAAGTTAGAAACACCACCTTTTTTAACTACGTTTGTAGTGTCGGTTGTTCCTGTTGTAGTTCCTGATGTAGTTCCTGATGTAGTTGCATCAACCACCATCGCTTTCTCACCTAATTCTTTACTATTTTCGTAAGCATCTAATAATGGTAAGTAAACATAATTTTTCCATTCCGTTTGGTCATCAATGTCACCATCAATAGCGTCAAATAAATCTTCACCGTGTCTTGTTTGATATATTTTTGCCATAGCACATAAATCAGGAATAGTGGTGATTTTTTGTAAATTAGATTTAATTGCATCTTCATCAGTACCCATACCTTCAATTGCGGTATTAAGACCATCCGCAATAGCGTTTAATTGTTGTCTTGTTTGTGAAGCAGGTCCTACTAATTTTGTATTAGTACAAGCTTGTAATATTTTTTTAGCCCCTTCAGAACTATTACTATTACTCAGTAATCCATAAATTGCTCCAACCGCTCCTCCAATAATTGCTCCAGGTACTGAAAATGCTCCAACACCCAAGGCAGAACCTATCATTGCTCCACTTGCGGCATTTGATACAACATTACCCATATCGGCCTCGTCTAACTCTTGTTCAGATAAATATTGTCTTTTAGTTGCTTCTTTATGAAGATTTAAAATTCTTTTTGACTCTTCTTCATTTAAAAAATATAATTTTTTCATACTTATTTCTGTTTAATATATAAATATCTGTTTTTTCAAAAAAAAATGTTTTATTTAATGATTTTGAACTTTATTGGTTAATTTTTATGAGGTTGATGTAAATTAATTATAAATCTAATTTGTATTTAAATAACCCACAATCCCATATTTTATCGTAACCTAATTCTGTGGTCAACTCCTTTTCAGTTTTGGTATAATCTAAATCAGGAAATCTTTTTTTAAGATTGTTTTTACCAAACCCAAATTTATGGAATCTTTTATATTTACTAACCTTTGAATTATAATAATAATATGTTGGTTTTGTTATCGACACTAAATTAAACCCCAAGTTAGTATATAGATTATTTTCTGGGTTAATCGTCCATCTTCTATCCGCAAAACTAATTATTGATGTTGGGTTATATTCATTGATAAAATGCTTAATAAATTTAGAGGCTAACCCCCTAATTAAGTAATTTTGTTTTGTAGCATATCTACTTAATTCAAATTCACCATCATTATTTTTAGTCATATTACGTTTATCGTTAAACGTCATGACACCAACCATAACATCTTTATAATACGCCCCATAAGAGATGTTAGATTTGTCAGTTCCTTGAATATGATTATTTTTTAAAAAAAACGATTTATCCTCTGTATTGATTTTTTTAATCGTAACATTTCTACCACCGATTTTAATCCCATCATTAACTTTTAACAAATGTTTTATTTTTGATTTAACCAAATTTTTATTTATCTTCCATTCATCCTCAAAAATATGAAATAACCTATATCCAATTTGATTGCAATCAATAGTTTTATTTAAATGATAAGAACTTGTTTTACCCATCTTCTCTGTGTGGTAATATAAACCATTATATTCAATACATATGTTTGTTCCCTCGATTACTATGTCAATTTCCTTACCATTTAACATTTTACGATTTTTACTTTTACCAACAATAAATCCAAGATTCTCAATAAATTCTTTAATTTCCGTTTCACCCTTTGATGTCCAAGTTGGTACCATGTTAATGTTGGTGGTTTTCGATAAATCACTTAATTTTTTTGATATGGAAGTTGATACAATTTTTTCGTTTGGGTATTTTAATTTATATTCTAATGTTGTGATATTATGTTTTTCTTTTAGGTGAGTATTTGTTATACTTTTCATTTTTTCACCACAAATTTTACAAATAACATAATTTTTACTTTTAGATAAAAATTTGGTTAATTCTGTTTTTTTTATATAATTTGGGTGATGTTTAACATCTTCAGGGAATTTTAATAAATAATCATCTAATGTTATTTTATGAGATTTACCTATATGTGTCTCAAAACAACCTGTTTTATTTGAAGTGTCTTCTGTTACCCATTCACATAATTTACATTTTCTTGTTGGTAAACTTTCAATCTCAATTATGTTGAAATATTCCTCAAACCATTTTTTGTCGTTAATTAATTCGTATTTTTTTCTTTGGTAAGTATTAGTTGGAATCCACACATCCCCGTATAATTCAATAATATGTTTGGTTAATTTACCAGATAAATTATTGGGGTCTTTAATTACTACATTAGTTTTTTTACATTGTGCAATTAATTCGTGGGTATCTGAAGTTGTATATAAGTTAGATTTTACGGTTTCAATTTCAAAACTATTACCCATTTGGATTTGACCACCCTTTTTATTAATCACAATATTATTTTCTTTTAATATTTGACTGATTTTTTTATGACCAACTTTAAATTTTTCCGCTAATTTATGAGTACTTGGAATTTCAGTTTGATACAATTCAATAATGTTAACTATATTTTCAGGAGTTAATTTGGTTTTCATATTTATATAAATATAATATTATTTACGTAAAAGTCAAATTATAACCCATTTATTTTTAACCCATTTTATAAATAAAAAAAGAGGACATATAGTCCTCTTTTTGTTAAATATGATAAGATTTTTGATTATCTCAATTCTCTTAAGTCAAAAGTTCTAACTCCATCAACCGTGATACGACCGTAAAAACGGTTATTTACCATCTTTTTCGCGTATCTTGTCATAATTCCTTTAATTGGTGTGAAATTAAATGGATTATACATTGTTGGTGTTAATTGTAATGGTACGTATGGTGCGTAGATGTAACCAGTATCTAACAATGACGTTCCTTTGTGTCCAATCAAAACTTGGTTTGGTGGAAAGTAAGGGTCACGGTAAACTTGGTAACGACCAGCTAATGTACCAACTCTTTCGATACCCATGTTGTATTGGTCTTGCTCTGGAGACGCGTTAGATACGTGGAAGTATTCTAAATCATCAAAAATTGCGGAAACTTCAGAAGAAACAACAATCCAGTTAGCTCCACCTCTTAAAGTAGATTTGTGAATTTGTGCTGACAACTGATTAATCGCAGTGATTAATGTTTGGTTCCAGTCTTTTTGAGTGTAGTTAGTTGTTGCAGAAATTCTTCTCCAACCGTTGTAGTCCCAACGTAAGTTCCATGCTGCACCTTTACGTAAATCTCTAAGGATTTCACGGTCGATTTCAGCCGCAACTTGTTCAGATAATAAAGCCGTTAATTCAGCTTCAGCATCGATGTTGTGGAAAGCCGCAACGTCTTGAGCTAACTCAGGAGACCATTGTGCTCTTAATTTTCTTTCAGAAACAGAAACTGTAACAGAATCCAATTCGAAAGAAACCTCACCGATTTTGTCTTCAAATTCCATTTCTTTGTAACGTCTGAATACCGCACTGAATATGTTACTTGTAACAACACCAAGAGTAGTTCCCGTGTAACCATCTAAAGTATCTGAACCACAAGTTGCACATGCAGGACATGATAAATCAACTTCTAAATAGATACAACCATTTGGTGAACAGATGTTATTGTATTGACCACCGTTACCATTAGATGCCCATGTTGTAGATGCCATACTGTTTAATCCTTGAACAATTCCTTGACCGTATTGTTGAGTAACAACTCTGAACAATAATGATTTAGGGTTATGAGCTGAATCAAAAGCGTTTTGACATTCTGTTGATGCGGTACTTGCTGACCATGGTGCTGAAGTATAAGAACCGTTAGCAAAAATTCTTAAATCCGATAAGAAAGTTTCAGAATCATATTCGTTACCATCTGGTCCGATTAATTTTCCTGAACCTGTGTCGGCAAATCCACACATAGAAACAATTACTTTTCTAACGTTTTGACCGTTAAGTATTGTCGGAGTAGTTGCCGCAGATAAAGCAATTAAACCACCGTTTTCCCAAACTTGGATAGTTGTTCCAACAGTAACTGCTGACCATTGTCCTTTAGAGTAATCGAATAAACCTGGAGGGTCTAATTGTCCTTCATTTCCTTCGTAGAATAAATCATAAAGATTTTTCTTACCATAAGTTGAAGAAGAACCATAACCAAGACCATCTCTTCCTTCTTGAGGTGTTAAACCATCAACAGCACCAATTGGTCCGTAATGTTCACCTGATTGACCTGAATATTTACCTGCAGGTGTTTGAGCGGTTCCGCCATCATACCCTTGAATTTTAGGTACGAAGTAGAACAATTTACCGATTGGTAAGTTCATTGCTTGTACGGAAACGATGTCATTCGCTAATAATTTAGAGAATACACGTCTAACGATAGGAAAAACAACAGTTTCAAATGAACCTGAAGAACCTTCCGCAGTAGCTTCGTTTATTAAGTGAGACGCTTGATTCTCATATAACTGAGCTACGTTCTCTTTTAGGTGACCTTTAAGGCCTTCTAGGAATCCTAATTTATCCCATTTGTTGATTGTATCTTCTTTGATAACTTTAAGGTGTTTTAACCCGATGTTACCTACAAGACCTGATTCTAATAATGCTCCCATTTTTAGTTTTTTGTTTTTATTTTATTTGTTTATTTTATTTTTTATCTTAATTTTGTCATTAAATCTTTCATTCTCAAGAATTGAGGATTTTCGTAAGTTTTTGACTCAATTAAGTTAACCGCTGAACCTGTTGATGGAACTTTATTTAAATTTCTCTCAATAGATTCGTTCATTGGTTGTGTTTTAGTATTTGATAATTCGTCTTTAATAACTTGGTACAAATTTTTAGATTCTTTAATTGTTTCTACAGTATCAAATCTTTTTAGAATATTAATTTTTTCATTCTTAGTTGTAGTGTGTTCAGTGAACAAACGTGTAGCGTACGCTAAGTTTGAATTGAATACTGCAACTTCAGTTAATTTATTTCTAAATACATTTAATGCTTGTCTGTATTCTTCATTTTTTTCTCTTAA